ACCCCACCGAGGCAATCGGAGGGCGTGAGCAGAAAAAAATAAAGCCGGAGGTTATTCCGGCTTTTTATTTTTATTCAAAGGATCATGTTTATCGACATCTTCGACAAGGATATTATGCTCTGAAAAATATCGATCTCTCGTAAGAATTGCTATAACCTTCATGTAAGGGACGATATTAACACCCGTATTATAGGCATCTAATTTAATTTTATCTATTTCTTCTGGCTGCAAAAACTTTTCCGGATAAACCACAGCCTGTTGGATTAGAAATTCTTGTATATCATAAGGATTCTTATATTCCAACTTGTCTTCTATAAATTCGTCTATACGAAGCCAGTTCTTTTCAAACATTTCACCTACGCCTAACCTCTCCATCATCTCTCGACCTGCATCTGTTATAGATAAAGGGCTATGAGATTTTGTGTAAGGATCGATAATCAATTTATTCCCCTTTTGGGCTAATTGATCCATCGTTTTTTGGATAAATCCAAGAGTTGTTTCTATCCGCTCTATGGATCTACTTGTTTCATTGTGAGTTCTTGAATGTTGTTCAATTTCTTCTTTTCGTCTTTCGCAGGGAAGACTATCTACTTTTTTGCGGGTATCCTCCACTTTTGCATAATATACAGCAGCCTTCCATGAAAAATAGCCAGTAACACAAATAGCTGCTATCCAAGGAAAATTTTCAAGAAAATATGTAACTACTGTTTCAATCATATTCTTTATAGCTAGACTCCTTATACAACAAAAACAGCCTATAAAACCGAAAAGTTCTACAAGCTGTCAAATATCTCTATATAACAAAGCCTCTGCCAGGGCTGATTACCTAACGAGGCTCCTTATTCATTTTCACAGTGCAAAATTCGCTCTTTCATTCCAAATAGGCAAAAAATTTAACACTTTACTCATATATTTTATAGCATGTTAGATTGTTTGAGCTTCCATATTAGTAAAATATGGAAATAAAAACACCTAATTTATTCATCTAAGCTGATGATATCATGCAAAGCCATGACCTTATACGCGGCTGGCCTTCCTTGTGCCGTTAGGATCATGACATCAACATAGTATGCACTTTTTATAGGATTAATCTCAGACCTCAAAATCTCATCCTCTAAGACCTTAGAATCGAATAAAAGAGCTAAAGCCTTGCTTGATATAGCATCAATTATAGCCTTATTCCCCACACCCTCTCCTTTCCTTACTTGGTAAATGGACATTAATTGCTTCTTGTATACATCCCCATTGTCGGAAACAGACCTTATTTCTTTTTGTTCATAATCTGATTTGTTTTGTATGCCATTCCCCTCAATATAGTTAAATGTACACCCGCTATATAATATGGAGTCAACATTTCCACGTATAACCTGAACAGACATAACACCATTTCTGTCATTAGCTGGAACCGAAACCATGTCATGCACATTTCTTAGATCAGCAGGCGTTAACTCCGGCTTAAAGGAAGATCCCTTCACATAATAATCGTATATGCTTTTTATGTGTTTTGCAAAATCAAGAATCAAGTTCGAATTTTCCACAAAAGGGATAATACCCATAGTAGCCAATTCAACAAGGTGAATATCAATACTACCTTCAATGATTTTACTTACGTATAATTTGGCATTCGCCTCTTCTTTGGATTTCCCGTTTTTCTGGGCAAAAGACGCAAACAAAGCTCCAAAGGCATTCATCGTCTTTGTAAAGTCTGCGACTTCAACAGGCTGTGAGTTCTCTATATGAATCCTTAATATGTCTTGTTTGTTCTCTTCCATGAAGATTTTATTTTGATATGCAAATATACTATTTTCCAATCAAATCACCTTCTCCCCTACATTCTGTATTCGCAGGTGTAGGACTTGCCGGAGTGGTGGTAGTGCCAGAGGAAGAGAGGCCGCTTCACTTTATCTATAATATTGCAACGGAGGCGCGTTTAAGTTGATCTCCAAGTTCGGATAAAGCAACAGAAAACACCTTCAATTCATCTGGGGTAAAATCAGCCGGCTTGCCGTTTACCATATTGCCGTTTATACGCTGGTACAACCATTGGCGAGACTTGCCAAAATAATGCTCTGCAATATATGACATAGAAGCAAATCCAAGTATATTGTCAAGTTTTTGTTTACGATCAATAATCTTTGAGATTTTTTTAGCTTCATCTATGGCCTCTTTTGCGCCTTCTCTATACGCCTGTGCGAACTCTTTCTTTTCTACCGAAGACAACGAAGCGAGAAAGGCTTTAAATCGCTTGTCATATTCTGCCTTTTGCTCTTTCGTATTTACCAAAGCAAAATCGGCCTTCCATCTCTTAAGTTCTAATTTCACGTCCATGATAGTGTTGTTTTTAGTTTCTTGAAAAAGGTAGCCCCACTATGGGGGACTACCGCTTTCTTTCAGCTTGTTTTTGGCATCAATCAAATCGTCTAACGCATCATTGACACTTCCTTCAAGCTCCTCGTCCGAAATCCAGTCGGTTTCCCGAATATCATCCCAGTAGAGGGAAAAGAAGCTAAGGTCTTTTTCCGCAGCTTCAATCCGAGCCTTTAGCTCTTCTTCGTCATCATACATTGTGCACTCTGTCTTATGACTATGCAAATATAATAACCTTTTGGTAATTATTCAATAATCGGGAAACTTTTTTAAGTTTTTCTTTGCCGTTTCAGAAGCCTGCGGAGTTCGGACATAAAAAAGCCCCGATAAAGAGACCGGGGCTATATGTTACATTTGAGTTATATTCTAAATTAGTATTTTTATTTTTTCTTATATTAAGTCTACCATTCTTCTTCCGTATATCCTTTGGCAGCTTCAGATATTTCTTTTATTGTATTATTTATATACGCCTCCAATTCTTCTACAAACTTTTTGTCTTTGACTTTTCCTTTATCATTAAATAAAGACGCACTCCCCATAAACTTGCCAATTCCTCCACTAAAATGGTATTCTGTCTTATCCTTACCTACGCCAGATGTTTTGTCCGCTTGCATTTTATTAATAACAGGAATATCAAACCTAATTCTATTATCTTTAAAATATACAACTAAATTCATGTCTATTTCCCCATAAACCTTCATGCCCATTACCTTCGACAATAAAAAAGCCTCACTATCAAAAGAATGTATATTTATCATTTCGCCTTCCATTTTATTAGCTACCGCATCAGGATTTTTATAATGGCTCAGGACATACGAGTTTACTCCTTTATATAAATCCATCGCAGTTTTACCTTCAATAGACACAACATAATAAGGTTTGCCATCCTCTGTTGTTAATCCATCCTTAGTTGCTTTAAACTGAGCACTAACATTAATAGACAAAAACAATGTTAGCATAAATAAAATCTTCTTCATGTTTCTTTAGTTTAAATTAATACAGGGCACTAAATTATGCAAAAAACAGAACTCAGCCCAAGCTATTCAACAAATTTTCTATATCTGAACGTGATTTTATTTCATAAATAGTCCCTTTTGCCTTAATGAAGCCGGAAATTTCGCTTTCTCCGGGGGATTCAGTGAACAGTTCCCATACTTCAACATTTAATAAATTTGCTATTTCTTGCAGTCGCTTCAAAGAAGGATTACCACTTTCTCCAATAGCTTTATACAATCCAACTTCTGTCATCCCTAATTCAGTCGCTAAATCTCTTCCAGTCCTCCCTCTCGCCTTTAATATTTCCTTTACTCTCAGTTTATACATAATATTCATATTTTTTTAAAAGCAAAAATACAAAACTATTCTATCAGTTTATATAAAAACTCAAAAATATACTACGAATTTATATTATTTAACACAAAACAATTGCACAACATAAACCAACAGTATATATTTGCATCAAATAACAACTATCAGTTTATAATTATGGAAGCACCGAAGTACAACAAAAGTAGAATCATGAAATCAGCTTGGTCAATGTTCAAGGCTGGCAAGAAGTACCGCAATCACGTATTGACGTTCGGAGAATGCCTTAAGGAGGCTTGGAAGGACGAAAGAAGTTCTTATGACAAGGCGATGAAGATGTACCAGCTTTTCAACTTGAATAAGAAGCAATGCGAAAGCCGGGATGCTAAACGCAATGTTGGTACTTGCTCTATGGCTTTCATGGCTAACACACTGACAAATTACTATGCCAACAATAGATATAATGGAGATTAATATTATGACAACATTAGACGTACTAAAAGGAATCCAGCGAATCATGATCGAGAAACTGATCGCAAAGAGTGACATTATAATATCTGTCTCTTCCCGGCCGGAAAGATCAGAGTTATCTATCTATGTGCAGAATACCGATTATGTAGTTCTGGCACATGAAATATTTATCGACGATACCGGGATAGACTTTAGAGAAGAAAACAAAGAAGCCTATGGTAGGATAATAGAAGCTATAGACAGGCAATGTAAAGTTGCCATAGCCGGATAACCTTAACTCAACAAAGAAGCATAAACCAAATATTAATACATATATAATTCGATGAAAACAAAAGTAGTTCTATTTGAAAAAGAAAATTTTGTAAATTTAGTTGCGGGAATAGAATTTATCCCTACATTTGCAGTGCTGAAAGTTGATGAGCTTAATCATCTCGCAGGGCAAGCGGTTAATTTGCTCAATTGTTTGTTGGGCATTTTTTATGTCCAAAATTTTGCTGGCGACATAAATGTCGGGAGCAAAGTTCATATAAGATATTGGCGGTTGCCTATACGTAAGTTAAGATTAGCCTTTCGGGGTGAAGTCCATCAACTTTCAGCAGCGTATATGGCAGCCGCTTTTTTGTTGCCTATTATATAACTTAATGCTGAAAGTTATGGCAGAATTAGTAATTCAAAACAGCAACGGCAACGATGTTACCACTTCTTTAATCGTTGCACAGGTGTTCGGTAAGAATCACAAAGATGTATTGAGAGATATTGAGAAGCTCTCATGTTCAGAAGATTTCAGGGTGCGCAATTTTGCGCATACCCCCTACACCCACCCACAGAACGGTCAAGTTTATCACTACTACGAAATGACCAAAGACGGTTTCAGTTTTCTTGTCATGGGCTACACAGGAGCAAAAGCAGGTGAGTTCAAGGAAAAATTCATTTCCGAGTTCAACAAACGGGAAATGATGCTTAAGGATGATGATTATATCCTCATGCGTTCGCAGCAAATCCTACAGAAACGGGTAGAGGCAGCAGAACAGAGAGTAAAAGCCCTTGAAGCCGACAACCAGCAAAAGGATGCCAAGATCGCAAAGCTCCAACCGAAAGCCGACTTCGCAGATGCCGCCTTCATCACCGACGACAAAGTCGATATCGGAATGGCTGCTAAAATCCTCAAGCTGGGGTTTGGACGCAACACACTATTCCAAAAGCTAAGGCAGGTCGGCGTATTCTTCTCTAACCGGAACGAGCCGAAGCAACGGTTTGTCAATGCCGGGTATTTTGAGATGAAGGAAAAATTCATTGAGCGTAACAGCCATCCGGGTTTTGTTGTCACAAAAATTCTTGTCACGCAAAAAGGGCTGGCTTACATCAACCATCTGTTTGGTGGAAATCCATCTGACGGGAAGATAGCGGCTATAGAATAAACCTTACATACATACCTATTCAGTAGTCCTTTATAATACAGGACAGCCAATATTATACCAATTAATAAACCAAAAAATAATTACAAAATCATGGAATTTAAAGATTTAGCAACAAAGTTCGAAGGTCTTACAGCAGATCAAGTAGGGGTATTAGCAGAGTTCGGCAAAAATATTTTAGATGATGCCGGCATATTTTGTTTGCCTTACTGCTTGCTGAGTTTAATTCGGGATATACTCAAAACAGAGGAGTTCGATCTTGAGAGAAACAGACTTACAATAGATTCACTTTTACATATTGTGGAATTAGCCAATGAATTAAATGAGCAGTGTTGGGATGAACATAAAACCCCGTTCGGACTTACAGGCATTAGAAATGACAACCAATATGTCGGATTAGATAACGAGACTAAAATAATAACATCATGATTGCTGCATAAAATTATATACTAGCACGTTGGGGCTTCGTACCCAGCGTATCACGTTTGGATGTCCCGCCGGTAATGTCGCCGGCGGGTTATGTAAAATTGAATATATAATCTAAAACCGACTTATTAACCTTGTTAATAATCGAAAAGTCCTTCTTTATATACAAATCTGTAACTGAAAGATTCTTATCAACATGGTTCAAGGCTTCATCTATGGTTGACTTATCAGTATTCAAATCATTTCTTGCTATCGTGGCCCAAGAATGGCGGGCTGCATAAAATTCAAGATCGGGAATACCAATCTTTTTTCCAACAGCTTTCAATCCTTTATTTAGAGCGGCATTAAATGTCGACTGATCGGCATACATTTGATAAAACCTAAAAACTCTTTTTCCTGTTTTATCCATGTACTTTTTAATTATGGGCAATATGAGGGGATGTATCTTGATTCGAATCTTTGCGTTGTCACTTCTGCGATCCTTTGTTTTAGTCCGACAATATACAATTTCGCTATTCTCGCATATTTCCGCATTGTACAAATCAACAGAGTTCATTCCAATAAGACAGAATGATAGTATAAAGCAGTCCTTTGCCAGATTATAACGATTTTCTTTATTATTTCCCCTACTTGTAGTGTCATAGGGCAATTTTATTATCTCCCGGACAAGATCAGCACTAATCGCTCTTTTTTCAGCAATATTCTGACGAGGAACCTTGTATCTTGAAAATGGAGAATAAGGTATCAATATCCTTTTTGCATCTTCGTCGTTGTATTTTTGTTTCGCATAAAAATAAACATGCCTCATACTGCCAAGATACAAAGACACCGCACGGCCTTTCCCAAGATAAGTCTCATATTTTTCCAGAAAAGCAACAGTTATTTCCGAAACATCCAACCTATCCCTTCCTATGAATTTAATAAGAGAGTTTAGCGCCGATCTGTAATTTTTCAAACCTTTCTTATCCGCATTCTCATCTATGTAATCACGAAACACTTCTATAAAATCAATAGAGGCTATTTCCGGCTCACACAGATAATCTGCCAATTTATCTATAGTCATGGTATTAATTGCAATAGAAAGTTCATTTGCTTTTTTTCTGTATAGCCTTATCAAATCATCTATCTGATCTAATACTTTCTGGTTTTTGATTTTACCTGATCGCGTCATATCATCTTTGGTGATATAAATGCCAGTCGGCAATCTCTTCAACTGTCTGTTATGAGTGACAAGTATCTTTACATTAAAAGTACCGTCCTTCCGCTGCTTTTGTACTTCATGCTTAAATGTGGCCATACCTCTATATTTTTGCGAAACTATTGCGAAACATTTTCAAGCAAAAGTAGCGATTTCAAGCAAAAGTAAGCAAAATAAAAGCCGTAAATCTATAAAAGAAATACGGCTTAAACTTCTAAAATATTGACTTTTAGACTTGTGACCAGGGTGGGATTCAAACC